GTACGGGTTCGGCGGCGGTGGCCCGACGAAGGGTGGATCCGCAGGTTCTCCCATCGCGTCGGATGTACCCGTGTCTTCCGACTACGCCGGCACCCAGGACACCCTCACGCTCGCAGTGAGGCCCCTCGGCACGTCGAGCACGACATTCTTCGGCAGCGTGGGCTGGGTTGAGTTCTACTGATGAACGTCCGCGAGACCATCGAGTACCTGTCTGAGCGGGTACAGATCGCCATCGTGATCGGGTCCGTCCCGACTGATGGCAGCGGCAACATCGACATCTTGCACGCCAATGGTCCTGCGGCTGTTCTGTTCGGTTTCCCCTCTCCCGATTCCATGCGGGGGATGGATGTCCGCTCCCTGATGCCGTCAGAGATTGCCCGAGATCATCGAGGCAACGTGGGATCTTACGTCGAGCGCGCGAACGGCGGGAAGATCAAGAAGACGGGCATCATGGGCTCGTGGCGGAAGCTCCACGCGGTGCGTGCGGACGGCTCCCAGGTCAGTGTCGAGGCGAACGTCTGCGACCTGAGGAACAACGAGGAACGGTACTTCGTCGCGTTCTTCAAGGACCGGACGGAGATTGAGACCGAGATCGAGCGAGCCGAAGCCGCCACGCTCGAAGCACACGAAGCAACGGCCGAAGCGGAGCGTCTGGCCCAGGTCGCAGAGGAAGCCCGTGCTGCCGCCGAGGATGGGCTCCTTCGCCAGCAGAGGCTAAGCGGTCAGGTCACGCTCCTGCGGCAGATATTCGCCGGAACTGTTGGTCTTGTAGTGATGCTCGGGCTGCTCGTTGTGGCACAGTGGAGTACAGGCTCGACGGGAGAAGGGCTCTCGATGATCAAGGATGTCTTGCTCGTGTTGACGGGCATCTTGGGAAGCGCGATGGCGAGCGTGTTCGACTCCCGGAAGCAGGAAGGCTGATGCGGTTCGCACTCATCGGAGACAGCCACTCGCAGGCGACCTTCCCCCGCCTCCGCAACTTGCTGGAGAGCGAAGGTCACACCGTCGTGTACGAGGAGAGCCGACCCGGCTGGGGAGTGCGCCGGTACGCTCAGCGCGGGATGGGCGGGCTGGCATCGACCGGTGTCGATGCAGTCATCTTGTCGCTGGGTGGGAACAACGCGAACCTCACCCCGAGATACGGCGAAGAAGTCCGAGGCTTGATACAGCAGATTCGACAGGCCGGCGTCTCCCACATCCTCTGGCTCGGTCCCCTCGACGTGGACCCGAGCCGAGACCCATCGACCTTCCGACGTCATGCGTGGACGCGGGACTGGTTGCTCCGTGACGGGCGCGGGTATCGCTACCTCGACCTGTACCCGCACACGAACCTCTCGGGCAGCCGCGACGGCGTTCACCTCACGTCGTCGGCGTACAGCAGTCTGGTTGATGCGATCTGGCCGTCAGTGAAGGTCTGGGCAGCATTTCGCGAGAACCGTCTGTGGTTCGCACTCGGGGGTGCCGCAGCACTGGGGATTCTCGGGCTCGTGGGCTACAGGCTTTATGTCAGACGTATTGACAGAAAGGCCATCCGGTAGTACGCAGGGGTCATGCGGAAGATCCCACAGACAGCCCACGTCGTTGCCACCCTGACCTCCCGACCCACTCCCGCGCACCGGGAGGCGATGGTCGCCGTGCCGGGCGTTCGAGTCTACGGGAGTGACCTGCTCATCCCGCATCACGCGCTGACGCTGGCGATGCAGAAGGCTCAGGAACTTCAACTTCACTTCCACGCGGCGTCGTGGGCTCCGGGGGCCGCGCCCCCCAGCGCGGCCCCCAGGGAGTGGCACGAGGTAGAGCAAGAACTCCGAGAAGGAGCAGAGGCTCGTGAGTTCGTGCTGGATGGATTCCTGACGGAGTACCAGCGCGCCGCGCTCTGCTTCGCGTGGGGCAAGAACGGCGTCCACTTCTGGCATCCGACAGGCGCAGGCAAGACGCTGACGGGAATCTTGTGGGGCCTGCTGACGCCGGGCAACATCATCATTGTCACGCGCGCCGCGAGTCGTCTCCAGTATGGCCGCGAGGTCGAGCGGTACACGCACCTTCGCCCCTACGTCGTGCGGCCTGCGTCCACGCTCAAGAAGTCTGCCCAGACACTTGAGGAGTACATGGCCGAGCCGGGTCGCCGCGTGGTGATCGTGGGCTGGGAAGCACTGACCCACAACCTCTCGATCCTTGAGCAGTACGCCTGGACCAGCGCCATCTACGACGAGTCCCACCGGGGCAAGTCCTCGAAGCGATGGGACCGTGTGCCCCTCACGGAACTCGAAGGCACGGACGACGAGCGCGCCGCCATGATCCGGTCGCAAGAGTCCGAGGCCCGCTCACGCGGTGGGTTCATCACCGAGAACGATGATGGGTCGCGGTCCATGATGGTCCCAGTCCTGAACACCGCGTCCGCAGCAGCCCGGGTGGCGCGTCTGGCGGACCGTCGTGCGCTCACGACCGCGACACCCGTCAAAGACCGTGTGCGTGACCTGTGGGGTCAGTTGGACCTCGCGGAGCCCGACTCCTGGGGGTCAGCAACAACGTGGATGAACCGCTATTGCGACCGGAAGCCCGGCATCTACGGAGGATATGACACCACGGGCATGTCGAACATGGAGGAACTGACGGAGCGCATCTCGCCCGTCGTCCACCGCATCGACTATCGCGATACCCACCGCAGTCTTCCTCCCAAGCGTAGACAGAGCGTGTACGTCGCTCCCGAGGACCAGGGGCGTCCGACTGCCGGCTTCCCAGCGGAGTTGCGTGCTGCGGCCAAGCGAGGGCCGTCTGCGATTCTGGAGTGCAAGCTGGCCCAGGCGGCCAGCAAGAAGCGGAAGGCCGTCATCCAACTGGTGGGGGATCACGTCGGAAGCAAGCAGAAGGTCGTCATCTTCACGGGTCGGAAGCGCGATGTGGACACCCTCGGAGAGGAACTCCGCAAGAAGTTGAAGGGCACGCAGGTCTGGGCGGCGCACGGTGGATCGACTCCGACGCAGCGCCAGCAGGTCGTGGACGACTACATGGAGCATCCCGGCCCATGCGTGCTGGTCGGTACCGGAGATGCCTTTGGTGAGGCCATCAACCTTCACGACACGGACGCGGCGCTGTTCGTGATGCTTCCCTGGACGCCAGGGCAGGTCCGCCAGTGGGAAGGCCGGTTCTGCCGCCTTGGTCAGAAGCGGCCCGTGGTCGTGTACTACGTCGTGGCAGAGAACACGGTGGACGAACATGTCGCGGACAAGTTGATCTCGAAGCTGCCGGGTGTAGAGAAGGTGGCGCAGGACACGGAGCTTGCCGAGGCGCGCTACGCGATCGGCGGCATGGAAGATGAGGAAGCGCTGGTAGACAGCATCCTCTCCAAACTGGAGGACTGATGGAGAAGCGGATCCTTGTGACGGGTCCCAGCCCGCGTGGCTGGCATCGACTCCAGCAGGTTCTGGAGTGCCCTGCGAAGTACGCCTGGGGCTACCTCGACCCGGACAAGGAGGAGAAGGAGCGTGACCCGTTGGTCAAGGGCTCGCTGATCCACCTCGGGCTGGCCCACCACTACCAGCGGCAGATGGAGTCCCAGCAGGGGCGAGACCCGGACCTGTACTACACACCCAAGGAGGCGATCCGCTTATACGCGGACCTCGCGGGCGGGCTGAGTGAGAAGTGGGCGGACCTCGCATGTGAAGTCATCGACGCCTATCTGGAGAAGTACCGGCAGGAGAACTGGACGATCCTCGCGGTGGAGAGCCTCGCGGACGGTCAGATCGGCGGACACCGCTTCACCGGACGCTTCGACCTCGTGTACCGGGACCGACAGGGCCGGGTCTGGGTCGTGGACCACAAGACCACGAGCCGTCTGGACTCCAGTCAGCGCGAGTTCTACTCGATCAGCGGGCAGATGCACGGGTACCGACTGCTGGCGCAGCAGCGGTACGGCTCGGATCTCGCAGGGATGCGGATCAACATGATCCAGCACACCGGGAACATCAAGTTCCAGCGGTTCGACCTCTCCCCCGCGCCGCACATGCTGCGCGAGTTCCCCGAGACGGTGGACTTCGCTGAGAAGCTCATCGCGAAGTGGACCGAGCACTCGAAGGACCCCCGGGACTGGCCGATGGTCACGTCTGAACTGGTATGCTGGCACAGGTACGGCCGGTGCCCGCATCTGGAGAAGTGCAAGTGGGGATGATGTCCAAGCAGCGTGAAGACGTGATCCACAAGTGCATCTCCGACGCGATCGAGGATGAGGTCGATGCTGTCGAGGATGAGGTCGGCTACATCTCTGCGGCTGAACTGACCCGCACCATGATCGCGATCACGATCGAGATCGCCGACGCTACGCACATGACTCGACCCGAGTTGATCTCGATGTTCGAGAACATGCTGCTGGAGCGGTCAATCCTCGTGGTCCATTCAGACGTTATGGCCGAAGCCTGAAATAATCTGCCCGGACCTATTGACAGCCAAGTACCCCCTCAGTAGAACTGAGCCACGTCGCCACTGAGCCCGGCGACTTCCACACACCAAGACTGAACGAACAACAGGAGCATCGATGTTGCCTCTTCTGGCGGGCATCTATGGCCCTCCCGGCGTCGGGAAGACCGTAGACCTTGGATACACGTTCCCGGAAGGGGACTTCATCGGTCAGCCCGGCGAGAAGGGCGGTCCGCCTGCCGGGCTGATGAGCATCAAGCAGGTCTGTGGCTACGAGCCCAAGGGCTACGCGGCCAAGACGATGGCGAACGCTACGGCCATCATCAAGAAGCTGCCCAAGGGCGGCCACACGGTCATCGACGACTTCTCGGGCATGGCTCGGGAGACCGTCCGTGAGTGCAAGAAGAAGTTCCGGAACGGCTATGACGTCTGGGACACCGTGATGAACGACGCGATCGACCTCGTGAACGCGCTGGCTGAGCGCGGAGGTGTTGGCGTCCTGAACTGCTGGGGCGTGGACCCCAAGACCAAGGACGACGGCTCCCGTCGTCGTGGTGGTCCCGAACTGGTCGGCAAGCTCGTCGAGCAGGTCCCGGCGCGGTGCGACATGGTTCTCCGCGTCGATGTGGAGCCCATGCGGAAGCCGTGGCCGTCCGTCTACAAGTGCGGTCTGGACCGGAACTGGGTGATGAAGGACCGACTGAACATCGTCTCCCGGGTGTCACCCGCTCCTATGAACCTTCGTGAGATCCTGCGGAGCGGCGGCGTCCCCTTGCCGTACATCCACGCAGGCCAGGAAGAGATGACCGCTCAGGTCGCGGCGTACCTGTCTCAGCAGGCAAACCCGACGGCCTCTGCGAACGAACTCTACCAGCAGCTTGTGGGCTCGGGCTCGGACCACCCGTATGCCCGATGGGTCATGCGGGACGCGCTGGACCGCGTTGTCATTGAGCGCGCGCTGGCCCAGCACAACAACAACTTCATCATCTGAACTACACGCGGCCCCGGCGTTCTTCAGGGGCAACCACACCACACCATCGAGGAATCTCATGGATCCGAACTTCAACTTCCAGATCAATCTCTCCGGCGTCCAGGCTTCCGGAGGCGGCAAGCGTCTCGAAGAGGGCTACTACAAGGGCACCATCGTGGACGTCAACTCCGCGCAGAACAGCACCGGCTCGATGCGCCTCGTCTTCAAGATCGGCAACTTCGAGGGCTACGGCAACGCCGTCCGCACCACCTCGATCACCGTTCCCAACGAGAACACGAAGGAGGGCCTGAAGAGCATCTGGCGCGCCGCCTTCGAGAGCATGGGCTACACCCCGGCGCAGATCGACAGCGGTGTCATCAACATGACCCGCGAGGTCTTCGTCAACCGCCCCGCCCACGTCTACTACAAGCCGGGTGACCGCGACGCGGGCATCTACGACGAGATGAAGATCCTCTCGCCGTCCTCCTGGGCTTCCCAGAAGGCGTCCTTCGAGGGCACCACCGCCAGCAACGGCTCCGCTCTCGGCGGCGCGGCTCCCCAGGCCCAGCAGACCGCTCCCGCCATCGGCGGCATCGGTGGCGGCATCGGTGGTGCGGCTCCCGCTCCCCAGGCTGCTCCGGTGAACAACGGCATGGCCGGTCTCACCCCGAACCAGCTCATCGCCCAGCTCGGTCAGGCCAAGTAGGCACGGCACCATCTCCCACACCGGCCCGGACAGCCCTGGCCGTTTCCGCAGGGACCCCGCCTCGCCGGGTCGGTGTGTGGCTTGGAGTGAAAGATGATTCTCGGACCCGATGGAAAGCCCATCATGGCCGCCAAGATCGTGGGCGCTCCCGTGCTCTCGGACTTCCAGCCCCTCACGAAGGAGATGCTGCCCGCCGTGGTCGCCCCTTTGGAGGAAGCCCTCGCCTCTGGCGTTCCGCCCCAGACGCCGACGGAGGTGCCCCTGGCGACCCTCTGCGTCGTCATGTCCTCGCTCCTCCACTTCATGGAGAGGGCGGAGGCTGCCGAGAAGGCGCTGGCAGACGAGAGCGGGGAAGAGTGATGCGAGTCGAGGTCATCGACCGAGACCCCCGGATTGGCTTCACGCTGGTCCGGGGGTCTTCCGGTGAGCGCTGGGTTCCTGACATGGACCGGCGCGGTTGGGGACTCCGGACGGCGTACTCCCGGTGGAGCCCTGAGACCGAGGTGAAGCGCCTTCGGGCCATCGCTCGGTACAAGGAGTGCGCGGACTGTTGGATGCACGGGGACGTGAAGGGCATGGTCAAGGCCATGTCCGGTCCCGGACCTCTCGTGGCTCTGGACGGCGGCAAGACTGATGGCTGATCGGGTCTACGACAAGGGCCTCGCGATGGAGATGGGCTGCCGGTGTGATGTCTGTCCGCTCAACGGAGCGGACGGTCCCATCATGCCGGAGCGTCATCCCAACGACATCGCCATCATGGTCGGTGATGCTCCGGGAGAGCACGAGATCCGCGAGGGCCGTCCGTTCGTCGGTCCTGCGGGCAACATGCTGATGGGGATGCTCAAGGCGAGCAACATCCGGCGGAACGACGTTCACCTGACCTCGGTGATGCTCTGCCGTCCCCCGGACAACGACCTGGGTCGCTTCCTCGAAGTGCTCCGGCGTCAGAACAGTGCGATCGAGAAGCGGAACAAGGCCAAGGTCAAGGACGCCAAGAAGGCGGGCATCGATCCAGACACGCTCGAACTCGAAGCAAGGATCCCGACGCCCATGTCCTGCTGTGCGCCTCGGCTCCAGTCGGAGATCGCGGAGTACACCAACGTCATCCCGGTCGGCTCGACTGCGGTCAAGCAGTTGGTCGGAAAGAACGCGGGCATCTTCGAGCTTCGTGGCGGACCCATCGACGCAGAGCGGAACGGCCGGAGTCTCAAGATGCTCCCGACGCTCTCCCCGTCGTTCGTGATGCACAACCAGCGATGGAGCCACGTCCTCAAGAGCGATCTGGCGCGGGCGTTCCGCTTCTTCCGGGGCGAGATGAACTGGACCCCGCCGAACATCACGTTCAACCCGAGCGCGGCGGAACTCCAGGCGTTCATCGACCGAAACCCCATCTTGTCCTGCGACGTCGAGACCGATGACATCGAGTGCCTCGTCGCGAACATCCGGTGCATCGCGCTGGGGACGGACCGGGAGGTCATGGTCATCGGGACGCGCCCCATCGGAGCCGTTCCTGACAAGTACCTGCGGCCCGACGAGGCCGTGATGCGCCAGAAGTTCTGGGGCTTCTACCCGGACACCGAACTCCATCAGGTGCTCGGGGTGCTTCGTCGCTGGCTCACCGACCCGACGAAGGTCAAGGTCGGCCACAACTTCGGGTACTACGACTACCTCTGCCTTGAGGCACAGGTCGGCGTACAGGCGGCTCCCGTCATCGACACGATGCTCGTTCATCGACTGGTCGAGTCGGAACTGCCGCACAGTCTCGGGTTCGTCGGCAGCATCTACACAGACGCCCCGTCGTGGAAGACGGACCGAGAGGGCAACAAGAAGGCCACCCAGTCCGAGACGGACCGGGACCTCCACGTCTACTGCGCCTACGACGTGAGCGTGACCCACGCAGTGCTCGCGCCCATGCTGGAGCAGGTGACGCTGCGGCAGCAGGACGCGGTGATGGCCTGTGACCATCGCCTCCAGTACGTCTGCTCTGGGATGCACCGAGTCGGCATGTACGTCGATCAGGAGGTCCGCGCGAAGTACGAGAAGGAGTACATCGAGAAGCGGGAGCGGCACCTCAAGCGGGTCCATGAGATCGTGGGCAGTCCGCTCAACCCGGGCAGCACGCTCCAGCTCCGTCGGCTCCTGTTCTCGGACTGGAAACTCGAACCGAACATCGAGGACAAGCTCCGGTTCACCAAAGCGGGGGACCCGTCCACCTCGGATGCGGTCATCCGTGCGTGCCTGACCATCCCGACGCTGGAAGACCACCAGAAGGAGTTGCTGGAGCAGGTCCGCTACTATCGAAAGGCCCAGAAGCTGCTCGGGACGTACATCTCGAAGATCCGTCCGTCCACCGACCTCGCGTTCGGCTGGGATGACGAGGAGGAGTACCAAGAAGCGCTCTACCGCGAGAAGACGGGCGAGCAGAAGCGGGGCATCACGGACCCTCGGACGGGACGGATGCACCCGGGCTACAACGCCCACGTCACCACGTCAGGCCGCCTGTCGTCCAGCAAGCCCATCAACGCCCAGAACTTCCCGGGCAAGCTGCGTGGAATGGTCCGGGCCGCTCCAGGGCACATGCTCGTCGGTGCGGACGCAGACCAGTTGGAACTCCGCATCGCGGCTGCGCGGTGGAAGTCGGTCAAGTACCTCGACGCCTTCGAGCGCGGACTGGACCCTCACAGCAGCGTGACCGCGCACGCCGTGTTCGGGGACCGCTTCACCAAGGTCGCCGGCTCTGAGCCTCCGTGGCCCACGGGCACCAAGTTCACCGGGAATGCCAAGAAGCTGCGCGGACTGGCGAAGTCCGTCCAGTACGCGAGTCAGTACTGGGCCACCGTCGAGACCGTTCACCGCGTCATTACCCAGACCGAGCAGGTCAACGATGACGGGACCATCAGCCTGCCCTACCTCCGCATCTCCCTGCGTGAGGTCCGGGCCATGCACGAGAAGTGGATGGAGGGTGCCCGGTTCGAGTGGGGCTGGCAGCGCGAGATGGATGCGTACAAGACGCAGGGCTTCTTGGTCGAGCCCGTGATGGGTCGCCGCCGAGACTTCTTGGACGGCGAGAACCCCAATGAAATCGTGAACTTCCCGATCCAGGCGGCAGGCGCGAGCCTGATGAACATCGCCATCCTCGAAGTGCTGGACGCCATTCCGTTCGAGCACTGGGGACCGGGGACGGGGATCATCAACCAGTGCCACGACAGCATCGTCGTGGAGTGCCCTCTCGATGGGGCAACGCTGAGCACGGACGGGACCTGGGATGTGCCCAAGGGCTCCATTCCCTGGCGTGTGAAGCACATCATCGAGGAAGCCATGAACCAGACGCACCCCGGACTCCCGGGCGTGACGTTCACCGCAACGGCCGACTACGGCCTCTACTGGGACGAGGTGTGAGATGAGCTGCCTGTATGACTACAAGGAGACTGTGACGGGGATGCGAGGGGAGATGGAGATCCTGCTCCGCTCGGTCGAGAGCCTGCTGGACAAGGTGTGCGATCTGGAGTCCGCGCTCGAAGACTCCATGCGAGAGAACGCACAGATGAAGGTGAAGGTTGAGACCATCGACCAGCTCCGGGACGCCGCGCGGGACTACTACGACACGACGCGGGAGCCCAACGCCGACAAGTACGTCGTCCGCACGGTCAGCCACATGCTGGAGCGCGCTCTGGAGGCCGCTCATGCCTGAGTACCGTGTCCTCCTGATGGACCCGTTCACCGCGAGCCCGTCCGAGGTGGACTCCGCCAAGGAGTCTCTGATGGCCGGGCTTCAGGAGGCAGCGCCGCACATCGACGTGACCTGCATCCTGGGGACCGACGAGAAGGACAACAGCTTCACGGAGCAGGGCTCGTGGGATGCGTGGTGTACGCACGTCGCCACGGGAATCGACTTCGAGCAGCGCACGCCGCTGTTCAACGCCATCGCCGTCATGCACGAGATGATGGGCAAGGCCACGGCAGCCATCATGCGTCAGGCCCTGGACGCGGGGCGCATGGGAGTCCTCGTCACTGACGGCGGAATCAAGCGTGTCATCTCGGTCGGGACCATCGACGCAGAGAACTGGCAGGCAGGTTGGCGCGCCATCACCGAGTGAGTGGACTGCCTATACCACAATGTGCTACAAGGGCTGCATGACGGCCCTCGTAGACAACGCAGCCCAGGTACAGCGCCTCGTGAAGGCGCTGCGGGTTCATGGGGTGACCCCTCAGGACATCGCGCGGAAGCTCGATGTGAGCGTCCGCACGGTCTACCACTGGAACAAGGGCGACACGGGTCCTCGTGAGTCTCACCTCATGGAGAGCCTGAACACCATGCTGTCCGAGGCTTCTCATGGAGCGTAGTCGTGCCCTCGCCCTTGCAGGCGGGGCCATCGGCGTTGGTGCGCTTGGCTTCATGGGGATGCGGTACGCACTCCGGATGAAGGTCGAGCAGACCATCGCGGAGGACCCGACGTACCAGCAGATCCGCAAGGTCGCGGACACGTCGATCGCACTGGTGGGATTCGACATCGGGCTGCCGCCGGCCCAGGCGCTGGCGAACTCGATGGTCCCCCTGTTCTCCACGGTCAGCCCCTACGAGGCTGCGGACGACCTCAGCATCAACGGGCGTCGCAGCAAGTACTGGCCTCGGAAGTACAAGAAGTCCGACATCCCGCCCAACGTCGAAGATGCCCTGATGCGGCTCATGGTCAGGATCTCGAAGTCCCAGGAAGCCTGAGGCAAGCGAGTTGTCCTGATGAAGCCTCCCTACCTGCTGGTCCTGCTACACCCCTCGGGTCGCCTCGGCTCTCACACAGCCGTGTGGGTTGGGCTGGACCTTCCTACCCCGAGAGACATTCGACCTCATGTGGAGGACATGGCGGGTACCGGTGACAGGCTGTACCTCGTGGATGGTCCGGGCGAGATTTACTGGGACACCATCACGGACTTTGGGACGCTCTTGGTCAGCAGTAGCAGGCGACACGACGGACCGAACATCGTCACGGACTTCGGGCGGCATTTGCTCATGGGCTCACAGTAGCGGACCTTGCGGACTATCTGTCCTGACATGGTTGACATAGACTTGGCCCGTGGCTAAGGTCTCCTCCCACACACGAGAGGAGGGCCTGTGGCCTACTTCAAGCACGTCAAGAGCAACGTCAAGGGCGGCGTAGATGTCGAACTTGGCGAGAAGACGATCATCGTCGGACCCAACGGGTCGGGCAAGTCGGCTGTCCAGAACAGCCTGGAACTGGCGACCCGAGGCTTCGTCACGGACCTGACGGGTCGCGACGAGGTGAGAAAGGAGTCGGACCTGTTCGCGTTGGGTGACGGTTCGACGCTCTACTCGAACGCCATCATGGACGACGGCACCGAGTTCAAGTGGAGCACGGAGAAGAAGGGCAAGTCGGTCAAGAAGGCAGATCCCGATCAGCCGTTTGGCGTCGCGTGGCCCGTCCTCGACACCGAGGCCATGCTCAAGGGGAACGCGGAGACGCAGAGCAAGTGGCTGCTCCGAGTGGCAGGTGAGGCGACTCGCTCTGCGATCCACTCCCACATCACGGACACCGACCTCTACGACAGCATCGCCAAGCGGTACGAGCCGATGGACGAGGCTGAGCTGCTCGCCAAGGTTCTGGAGGTCGTGTCCTCGGACGCTCGGAAGGCCAAGAGCCGCGTGACCCAGGCGGAGGCGACCGCAGAGGCGCTGAGCCGTGGTCTGGGCTCGGAGCCTCGGGACTCGGAACTGGACGACCTCCAGGCTCGTCTCAACGAACTGCGGTCCTCCGCTCCGGATCCGAGTGCCACTCACATCGGCCGGGCCGAGGTGGAGTACACGGCGGCGCGCGCTCAGTCGGCAGTGAACCAGTGGCAGGAAGCCCAGGCGGAACTGGAAGCAGCCCAGGCCAAGCGTGCAGAGATGCAAGTCCCGCCCACCCGTGACCTCATCGTGCAGATGAGCAAGACCCTGCGCCACATCGTTCCGCACGACCCGGCGGCCTGTCTGGTCTGCGGGTCCCAGGTGGAGCGGGACTGGGAGGTTCTGGCGGACCAGTGGGAAGCGCAGGCGAACCAGTACGCGCAGGTCGATGCGCTGGACCGGGAGATCACCCGACTGGCCGTGCAGGTGTCCAGCCGCCGGCACAGCGCAGAGAACATCGTGGCGCAGTACCAGTCGGTGAGCCAGCGCTTCGACGAGCAGCCGCCGGCTCCGGACAACAGCATCCTTGAGGAGATCGCGACGGCCCAGAAGGCCCTCTCCGAGGCTGCGTTCGTCAAGAGCGAGTGGAAGAAGGTCCGGGACCAGCAGAGCATCGTCAAGGAAGCTCGGGCCGAGCATCGAGACCTGTCGAACCTCAAGGACGACTGCCGCTCCGCGATGGACGCCCTCGTGAAGAACTCGGTCGCGGTGTTCGAGCAGGCCGTGCAGGCGCACCTCCCGGACGGAGATGACTTCCATCTCGTGCTGGATGGCAAGAGCGTGTCGATGGGCTTCGTCCGTGACGGTGTGCTTCACACGGCGCTCTCGGGAGCCGAGTGGGCTCGTCTCACGCTGGCCGTCGCGTCCGCTCAGCTTCGCCTCACGCAGCACGATGGTCCGGTCGTCGTGACGCCCAAGGAGCGCGCCTGGGACCCGGACACGCTCGCAGCGTCGATGCGCTCGCTCTCGGACTCCCCCGGTCAGGTCCTCCTGCTCTCGCCCATCAAGCCCAAGGGCCGCCTTCCCAAGGGCTGGACGCTGGTGGAAGTGGGCTGATGCGGATCGGACTGGTCAGCAAGTCCGAGCACTGTCGCCCTCATGCTCAGGCCCTGAAGGGTCTGGGCGTGAAGGTGAAGGTGCTTGGCGGTGACGTGGGACTGACCATCCCCCAACGAATGGACGCGCTTGTCGTCCGGACCTGCTCGATCTCCCACGCGGCGTTCAACGTGGCGAAGGCGTGGGAGAGGGCAGGTGGAAAGGTCTTCTACATCGAAGGTGCGGGTGCAGCCGCCAAAGCAGTTGAGGAGTGGATGATGGACAGCCAGATCGTGAAGATGAAGTTGCTGATGAACCGACTGGGGTGGTGCCACTGGCACATCATCAAGTCGCTGGACCACGAGGCGTTCGTCCGCCTGGGCATCGAGGTCGAGTGGGACAAGGCGCAGGAGTTTGCAGAGATGAACCCGTCCACGGTTCGGGGGCTCATCAAGCGGGCTGCCGACGAGATGAAGTGGGAGTCGATCTCGCTTCATCCGACCCAGGTCCCGCGTCGTGGTCGCCCGTACACCTTCTACACCAAGCCGCGCCTGCGCGAAGCCCAGGCCGCCAGGATCCTCATGTGCGTCGAGGAGATCGCCAACCGGAAGGAAGTGACGCACAGCGCACCTGCCCCAGCCCCCAAGCCAGTGAAGGCCCCGACCCCCCAGACGAAGGAGGCTCCCGTGAAGACCGCTCCGCAGACCCCGATCCAAGCGTCCCCGGCACCTGCTCCGAGCGAGTCGCAGATTCCTCAGGACATCAAGGATGCCGTCTCGATCCTTGCCCTCGCCATGAACGAGCACGGGTTCGACAGCATGACCATCGGTCGTGACGGGTCGGTGCAGTACGAGCGCGTCATCCGGGTCGCCTCGGCCTTCCAGATCAAGAAGGACTGGTAGATGACGAACCCCACGACCCGCACGCTGGGGCGCGATGACTGGACGACACCTCCCGAGGTGTTCGATCCCGTCAACAGGCTCGTGCGCTTCGACCTCGACGCCTGCGCCACGAACCTCGACGTGGCGCGGGTGGACCCGTTCATCGACCCCCGCACGGACGCCCTGCGGGTCAACTGGTCGGACTACGGCAAGCGCGTCTGGTGCAACCCTCCGTATGGGCGGGGAATCAAGCACTGGTTCAAGAAGGCCCATGACGAGGCTCCCGGACTGGAGTCCCTCGTCATGCTCGTCTACGCGAACACGGACACGAAGTACTGGTACAACCATGTGGCGTGCTGCCTGAACGCCTGGATGGTCGTCTTCCTCAAGCCGCGCGTGAAGTTCCTGCTGCCGGGTGACGGGGACAACAACCGGGAAGGCGCGCCGAAGGGAAGCGCCCTCATCTTCTACTGGCCGGCTCTGCGGAGCCGCCCCCTGCGCCACCGGTACTGGGACTTCGAGAAGGACGAACTCGCGCACGCCATCGGTGAGAAGGAGGCGCGATGGGCGGGCCTGTGAAGGGGTGGGTGCTCCCCGACGAGGAGTACATGGCCTGCGAAGATGGGATCCCGGAGAACCACTACTACCGGGATCTCCGGTGGATCGACTGGTCGGACTACGACCGCTTGTCTGGGGAGGCGAGGGATCTCATCGAACTTACCGATCGGTATACAGACGATGACGAACTGAGCGAGGCTGCCTGCGACAACGAGGTGTACCTGCTCGACATCGATCCCGAGGTCGCGCCCGCAGTGTTCGCGCTGGCAGCCGTCGGCGCGGTGCCGTTCACGTCGTGCTCGGGAGACCCCGGTCACTACGAGTCTCACCCGCTCGTCGGGTTCTGGGCGGACGCTTCCCTTCGGACGCCCATCATGGACGCGGCGAAGACTGCGGGAGTGAAGGTCGAAGCCGTAGGATACGACGCGCTGCTGGTCTACCACGAGTCGGACACGGAGCCTCTGGTCCGCTTCGCTCAGGCCCTGAAGAACTACAATCTGACGTCTCACCCGTAGTCTGGAGGACACATGAAGTACGTCGCACTCGCTCTTGCTCTGCTCTCCCCGCCCGCTGACGCGGCGATGCCCATCTCGATGACCATCCAGAGCCGGGACTACAACAAGCCCGCCTTCGGGTACACGACCTGCTACTACAAGCAGTCCTACCCCTACTCGGCGCAGCCGCTCCGCGTTCGGGTGGTCGTGTCCGGGATGTGCCCGTACAGCATCAGGTACGACCCCACGACGGGCACCTGGGAGCAGTGAGTCTTCTACTCGCGGACGCCCGTCAGAAGGCTCTCTCCGACCTCGAATCGGGGGTCGAGCGGGAGTGTTCGGGCTGCATGACGCCGTTCGTGGCCGTGAAGGGCTTCGAGCGGCTCTGTCCCATCTGCTTCAAGCTGGACCGGGGCTACGACCTGTACGTCGGGGACAAGGCGCTTCTCCGGCTTCAAGAGAAGTACCGGTCGTCACAAGAGCGTCACGCTGCACTGGAGGGTCGCTACAAGCGAGTTCGGGCGAAGGCCAAGCAGTTGATGCAGGCGGCAGCCTCGGGTGACCTGACACAGGAGCGGATCACGCAGTTGATCCGCTTGTGCCATCCTGACAAGCACGGGAACAGCCGAGCGGCTACGGACGTGACGCAGTGGCTCTTGTCGATGCGGAGGAAGGGATGACGCCAGCAGAGTTGAACGAGGTCGTCAAGACGCAGCGCATCCGGGTCGCGGACGTGCTGTTCATCGGTCCTCTGATGCTCTGGGGCGGTCTGAGACTCCGCGAGCGGTACCCGGTGCGCGGAACAGCTCTGGCGCTCCTGGGCGTCAGCACGGTCCTGTACAACGCTCAGAACTACATGCGGGTCGCGCAGGCGATGGAGGCGTGATGAAGTTCCCGATCTTCTTCAACCACAGCCTCGTCCCGGTCGCCCTGTCGAAGGTGAGCCCGATTGAGATCGGGGCCATCAGCCTCGGACTGTTCGTCTTCTCACGCGGCATCATCAGCGACGTCACACGACGCCATGAGACCATCCACTACTGCCAGTGGCGGGAACTGGGATTCGTGTTCTTCCCGCTGCTCTACGCATGGTTCCACATCTTGAACCGAGCGCGGGGCATGGACGGAGACACGGCGTACCACGCCAACCCGTTCGAGCGGGAGGCGTATCTCAACGAGTTCGATGAAGAGTACCTGTCGAAGCGCAAGCACTTCGCGTGGCTGGAGTTCACTCGGTGACTTCAGCCTCGACGACCTGAGGCTCTTCCTCGGGAGCCTCGACCGCAGCAGAGACCGTGCTCTCGGTGACGACCACATCGGTCACGGGAGGCAGTTCGGACTCCAGCGAGGCGAGCTTCATCTCCGGATGCTGGCGCACGCAGGTCTCGATGTCCTCTTCGAGAATCTCAACACGCTGACGAAGCAGCGCTGCTTCCGTGCGAAGTAGCGTCGTTTCCTTCGGCTCGATGGTGAATCCCATGAAGGAACCCCCCATGAGGGCTGCGATGAGAGCGAATGCGCCGCCGAGCAGCACCTTGGGATCACGGGTTTCGACCTGCATGTGGCCTCCAGAAGGCGAAGCATAGCGTGTTCACCGTTCAGAAAGGGTCGAGCAACAACGGGGTTTCGCTCGTCGAGAATATCGACCAGATCAGCAACCTCAGTTACGGTTTGCTGAGAATGCCCACCAGCACGTTACTTTCATGTTGTTACGGAAATAAGGTATTATCGTAACTAAATGGAAACCGGCATCCTTGCTGCACCGTGTGCCATCAGGGCCGTTGTTGCTCCAGGGTGCGTGCTACGGTCGGAAGCAACGGAGATTCCATGCCAAACGCGCTACAAGAGATGGCATTTGATGCTGCTTCTGACGCTTCTTCGCAGCTTCGTAGGTTCAAGTCCTCGTACACGAGGGTCATTCCGGGTGTCACGCGGGACCTGAACCGTGGAATCCGGTCCATCAACACTGCACTCGCATCGTCACGGGACATCCAGCGCAAGGTTCGACCCCTCGCGTCGTCGGACTGGAGCGTCCTGATGCGTCTGGTCGTGCCTCGGTCCGCGCGTGACGAGGTTCGGAGCGAGGCTCAGTCCACCCTGAGGCTGCTGTCCTCGGCCGCGAGCGCGCTGTCTTCGATGCGGCGGTGGAAGAGCCTGCTGACGACGAGCACGAACTCCGTCAACACGATGGTGCTCCCGTCTCCGGTGAACACCTGCGCGAAGTACAACAACTTCCGCGCGTCGTACCAGTCGGTTCAGGTCGTGCTGCCGAACTTGATCACGGTCCTCTCCGAGGCCGACCAGACCATCACGTCCCTGCGTGCCGGTCAGGCCCAGCTCGTCTCGGACTTCAACCAGACCGTGGACTTGGTGACGCGCGTGCGTGGCGTCCTCAACACCGTGTACGACCTGCGCCAGACCCTCTGGAACGCCGCTCTACCTCTCGGAATCACCGCGTGGGGGTGGAGGGTCATCGAGATGCGGGAGTCCGCCTGGGACCGCAAGAGCCGCACGCAGAAGCGGGACACGCTCTTCCGGTACCTGCGGCAGTACCGGGACGACATTCGGAACGCGCGCACTGCTCTGCTCGCGTCTCGGGGAGACCTGTTCTCCTTCCTGAGCGGACTGCCCGCCATGCAGCGGTCCATCCAGGCACAGAAGAATCAGGCGACCACTGCGAACGCTTCCATCTCTGCGGTCCAGGCTCCCGATGTCTGCCCTGCTGGATACAGCGGTCTCTCCCAGAAGTCGTTCGTTCCCACCAAGTCCACGCTCATCCCGCTGGCGATCGGTGGTGTGATCCTCGGGCTCCTCATCAGGAGTGACAAGAAGCGATGAGAATCCGTCTGCCGCGTCAGCGCCTGAACCCGGTCCCTGGGACCAAGAGCACGCAGTCCCGCTACTTCCTCGGGTACTTCGTGTTCGTGGACGACCCTGATGTGGGCTACGCGGTGGCGATCCGTTCGGCAGGTCCCCAGGGCCGACTGCGGCAGGAGATGGGACTCCCCCCGGATGTCCTCAAGCAGCAGGCGCTCCTGAAGGCGCAGGAGGCAGCGCAGAAACTCAGCGACAAGACAGACCGGAAGGTCGCGTTCATGCCCATCCTGCCGCAGGCGACGAAGTACGAAGCGGTCGAGCACCTGTACGGTGGGGCTGGCAGTCGCCGGTACGGCGGTCCGAACGCTCGCGCCTCAGTCACGTTGAGTCGCACCCGTCTACCGAACCGTGCAGTGAATCAGACCGCCCTTGTTTCTGTCCAGGCACACTGGGAGTCACTGTACGGAGAGGGTCAGGTCGGCCAGACCGGCTGGCCGCGCACGAGTCCTGCGTTCCGGACACCCGAGGCGTTCAGTTCCGGCGCGGGGTCTCTGCGCTTCCGACCCGAGTCGGAGAGGCAGCGTGAGGCATCCCGCATGTCGGCGCGAGTCCGTCCGGTGTCTGTCGAGGAACTCAAGGCCCAGATCCAGAAGATGGAACAGCGTCAGTCCTCGTTCAGTGCGCTGTTCGAGCGTCTGACCACACCGCCGGGAGAGCGGGAGTCTGCACGGGCACGCTGGGATGAGGCAGAGGCGAAGATCGCGGCACTCCGCGCACAGCTCGCCGCCATGCTGGGTGAGCCTGAGGGGCTGTTCAACATGAGGGAAGTCCTCGAACAGGCCGATGTGAGCGACACCACTGTGACGCGCTCCTGGGTCAACACCATCGTGGACGAGATGGACCCGGAGCAGGTCTCGACCGACAGCGTGGGGACGGCAGCGAACTTCTTCATCTCCACGGTGGAAACGGCTTACACCCAGGGTCGAGTCCCGAACGCAAGGGCCATCGCCAAGATGCTTCGACGGGAGCCGGAGTTCCAGCAGTACCGTGACGAGTTCATCGGACTGGGCATCGATCCCGAGAGCTTCGAGGCTCTGATCACTCAGACCATCCTCATGCTTGTGTCCGAAGGTGAGATGCAGAGCGCTTGATGGCCCACAATCTTGCGTGGCGCGTTGAGCAGGTCCCGAGAAGCCAGTAGGCTGCGGGAATGAGTGAGTCACGTCTGGTTCGGATCTTCGACCGCCTTCAGGCGGAGACTTCCTCGCATCTCCCTCACTTCGATGTTCGGCTCTTCCTGGGCCACTCGGGGGACTACCCCCACAAGCGGAACTGCGCGATGTGCATGTACCTCGACACCAACGCTGGGCGGCAGATCGACATCTTCGTCGCGCCCAAGGTGCTGAGGATGAACAAGGGGCGACAGGAAGGACTCCTGCGTCACGAGTTCGGACACGCCGTGGAGTTCCACCTTGGGCTCGAAGGGCTGAACGACTGGATGCCGGGGCTGCCGAAGGGCATCGAGCGCCGCGCTGATGCCGTCGGGGAGCGCCTGTACGGCGCACCCATCTACTACGACCACGATCTCATCCAGACCACTTCGGGCGGTGCTCGCCCCCGACCCGCTCACCTGGGGCTCTGACATGGCAAAGAAGAAGAAGGCCGGATTCGCACTGATGAACCCCAAGAAGCCGCTGGGGATCGGAGTTCCTCTCCTTGCCTCGGCTGTCTGGGGTGTCGCAGCCCTGTCGCCGCTGCCCGGTGATGGCGTGCTGTTCGGTATCGGTGCCTTCGCCACCTGGGCCAAGTACTTCGGAGATCGGGGCGTTACCTTCGGCGGTGCCAAGTCGAATCCCCGCAAGAACCCCCTCCCGCTCCTCGCTCTCGGGATTCCGCTCCTGGCCGGTGCGGCAGCAGCCGGTGCGGCCGGGCTGGCGTACTACTACTTCAAGGAGCGGAAGGAAGTGGTGGAGCGTCGCGCCACGGCAGACGAGGTGATCGAGACCAATCCCTTCTTCCGGTTCGTCACGCCCGCAGTGGGCTTCGCCGCAGGCGCTCTGCTCTCCACCGTGCGTGGTGGCAGCATCATGGACGGTCTGAAGGGCGGAATCGTCGGTCTGGGACTTGGCTTCGGGCTGCGCCGGCTGGTGCGTGAGGTCATGTACGTTCAGGTCGGTGCCGCCAGCAAGCTGACCCAGCGCCTCGACGATGCTGGCATCATCGATGTGGAAGCGATGGAGATCGGCTGATGTCCTACAAGACCGTCATCCCCCTCATTCAGGGCCTGGGGTACCGCACTCCGGACGACTCGTCTGCGGGTGAGTCGCTGGCGCTGATCAAGAACACCTACGGGGTGTGGGACGCGGCGGTCCAGGCCGACCCTTCGGGGGGCCTCATCGAGAACACCGTGCGGGGAGCAGCCACGTCGGCTGTCATCTTCGCAGCCATTGGCTACCTCGTGCCCGGCCTGACCGCGTTCGAGGGGCTGAAGTGGGGAGCCATCACAGGTGGTGCGCGCTCTCTGTACTCCCACCTGAGGAACAACTGACATGGCTTGTCTTGAGTGCATGAACAACCCGATGCCCCAGCCCTGCTGCCCGCCGGAGCGGAACTTCGGCCAGACCAACGGCTCCGAGATGCCACAGGTCATGGGCTACGAGTGGGCCAATCCCGTCGATCCTCCCTTGATGCAGACCCTCGGTCTCGCCGCTCTCACCTACTTCGCGAACGGCCTCCGCAAGAACTCCCCGGACGACACCATGCGGTTCGTGTGGACTCTCGGAACGTTGGGCAGCCCCGTCCTCATCGGGATGCTCTGGTACCGCTACAACAACTCCATGATGTGAGGACCGCCATGCGTAACTTTGGACAGACCGATCTCGACACCCAGGTCGCAGGAGCCGCGCGCTCCGCAGGCGTCGGTGGACTTGGCATCATGGGTGGCCTTGTCGGGGCCTTCGTTGGTGCCTCTCTCAAGCCCAGCCTCTGGTGGGTGGGAGCAACCCTCGGCTTCCTCGTTCCGACCATCGCGCTGAGCCCCAAGAAGGACGACGCATGAGTGCCGCGCTCATCCAGCACATGGATCGACACCGCTTGCTGCCCGATACCCAGCGGCAGTACCAGCGGATCGCCGACCGTATGCAGGGTGAGCACCCGGCAACTTGGCTGAACCGGAAGATCAACGCCCGGACTCCGCTCGGGACCGTGCTGCCTCTCCGCGCTGCGGTGAAGCACATGCTCCTGGCCGAGGGCTACTCACCCGCAGAGGTCGAGGCGCTTCTCCCGAAGGCGAAGGGCCGACCCGCAGCGGAGCGTGACTCCCTGTCTCCGGCCCAACTCGCCATCTTCTACGCAGCCGCGAGCGAAGTCCACGACCCCATCCGGACCATCCTTCTCCTGCTCCCTCGCACGGGCCTCCGCATCTCGGAGGCGTGCAACCTGCATCGCAAGAACATCGTGCAGAAGCAGGGTCACTGGGGTCTGGTGTTCCGGGGCAAGCGGGACAAGCAGCGGTTCGTACCGCTCAATCGGGCAGCGCTCACGGCCCTCAAGACCTACAACAAGACTCACTCGGTCGAGTCCTGGCTCTTCCTCGGACGGTCCGGTGGACCCATCGGACCCGCTGCGGTCCGGAAGGTCTGCCGTCAGCTCCGCAAGAAGCATCCCGAACTCGGCAAGATGACCCCCCACACGCTCCGTCACACGTTCGCCACGAACGCACTGCGGAGCGGGATGGACCTCCGCACGCTCCAGGCCCTCATGGGGCACGAGAGCATCGACACCACCTCTCGCTACCTGCACCCTGATGCGAAGATGCTCAGCGATGCGATCGAACACATGGAGTAGTCATGGCTGACGCACCTGCCTTCCTCAACAAGTTCCCGGCAGAGCCGGTCCCCACTCCCCAGGGGAACCCGGGTCCGGGCTTCATCCACAACGGCGCGATCGACCCGGGCAACATCCCTGGTCCGGTCACCCCGCCGGATGACCTTCCGGGTCCCATCCACATGCAGTCCGGGTGGCACCAGGGTCCGGGTGTGGCCGTGAGCGGTCGTCCCGGAATGACCTACGGGCAGACGGATGAGGTTCCCGATCTGGTCCTCGTGGAAGAGGAGCAGCCCCTGCTCCCGAAGCTCCTGACCTACGCGGGCCTGACCGCTCTCGGCTTCGCTGCGGGTCGGAAGTTCGCTCCCTCGATGCCCGTCGCGGCGTTGCAGGACAGCGTTCCGACCGCTGGCGCTCTGCTGGGCATGGGCGTCGCGGCGTCGGTCTACAAGGACTACGACGGATCGCTCCTGCGGGGTCTGGGTCTGGTTGCTGCGGCAGTCGGTGGTGCCTATGCTGCGGATCTGATCTACCCGAACCGCTGATAGGAAGTCGCCATGCAGGCAGCCCCACTGGACGAGAGCACCCTCAACCGGTACCGAGTCCTTGTGGAGTTGTCTGAGCGTGGAGAAGGTGGGGAGAAGGCCAACGCCCAGAAGCTGGCGGACAAGCTCCGGGCCAAGTACCCCCACATCCACGCAGAGGCATTCCGCCCTGAAGAGCCCGAGGACGACTTCAGTTCCTCGGGCTTTCACTCGTCGTACCGTCCGACGAGCGGGGTCAACCTGCGCGACATCTTCGACCGCGTAGCCAATCAGGTTCGCTCGGGCGCGACGTGGGCGGCGCAGGCAGCCTACGAGGCCGCCCAACTGGAAGCGGCGCGTGAGGCAGCAGAGGCTACGTTCGAGATCCGCGCGAAGGTCCTCGCCAGCGGGAAGTGGCAGGTCGCCGCGAAGATCGACCTCGAACAACTCGACTTGATCTCTGAGGACTTCAACGCCATTCAGCTCAACGTCTTCGCAGACGCCGTTGCCGACATGGTGCGTGAGGAAGTCGCGGAGGCTCTCGGTCTCTACGAGGACGACGAGTAGTCAGTACGACGATCCGTTGACGTAGGCGACCTCGAACGTCGTGCCGCCAGCCGAAGCGTCAGCGTACAGTTCGTAGCCTGCGCCGCCTGCGGAGGGGCGCTGGCTCGCAGGGCCGATCACCAACTGGACGCTCGACGTGGCCGGAACCCGGACGCCGTTCGCTGCCGTGATCGCAGCGTTGCTGGTCTGCCACTTCAGGAACACGTCGTTCGCCGTGCTGTTGTACACGAGGATCGTGTTCGTGTTGCCGTAGGGCTGGGGGCTGAGCGCCACGGCGGTTCCGGCCGCTGCGACGGTCGTCTGGAATCCCTCGAACGGGTCGAACTGCGACATCAGCTACTCTCCTGCCCGCGCAGCGTGAATACCGCTTCGCTCAGCTTGTTCGTCTGGTCCGAGAGTCTATCCAGTGCGACACGAGTACGGGTGTGCTCGTCGATAAAGGTGTCTCGCATGACCTGAAGGCTCTCGCGATGTTGCTCGGTGAGCCGGGTCATCAGTTCGGCGTGAACGGCCTGCTCGGACCTCAGTGCTTCCTTGAAGGTCTCCTGCTGTCCCTTGAGGCTCTCCGCGTAGAGAGCCTGCTCCCGAGGCAGGTGGTGCTTCAGGAGGTACAGGATGATGAGGACGCCCATCCCTGACGGGAGTCCTGCCTGGAGCAAGAAGTTGAGCATCTCAGGGGTCACCGACGGCGGCCCTTCCGGCCCTTCCTGTACTTCCTGACGGCGACGACGGTGCCCGTGACGAGAAGCAGTCCGCCGAGTGCGAGCCAGACTCCACTTCCGATCCCGCCCTCATCGACCTCGGCGCTGACCATGGACGTGTCCATCGGCATCCCGGTGAGGGGATCGACCAGCGCGCTTCCGCCCGCAGCCATGCCCGCACCGCCAGCCGAGATGTCAGTCCAGCCCTTCTTGCCGGCCTTCCGTACAGCCTTGCACTTCTTCCACTCGGCCTTGCCACGCTTCTCGATGGCGCGGAGGTGGTTGGCGGCGTCCTGGCTGCCTCCCTTGAACCAGCCGATGGTGCCGTACTTCGCCTTGTACTCCTCTTTCTTCTTGACGAAGAGGTCCACCTGCTTGCGGTAGCCGGGGCACTGGGAGTACTTGTATTGCCGCCAGTTCCAACTCGGCCAGCCCACGCCAGCGAGTCGGACGCCGTAGGCTCCATAGCCCATGTCGCCAGTGGCAGAATGGAGGGGGATGACGCCCTTGCGGACTACACCGTGCATCATAGTGAGACTCCTTCACGGGGAGGCTATCACCGCCGACGCTTTCTCCGCGATCCCTTGCGCTTGCGCCGAGTGCTATCCGGCTTTCTCGTACCAATGATGGCGTGGACATCCTTCGCGAGCTGGATGGTCTTGAACGTGTTGGGAACGAACTTCATGGCGTCGTGATTCCACATCCGGACTAAGTGGCCCTGTGTCCCGAACTGGGCGTAGTGGTACCCGTGCATCGCCATCCAGACCTGCGCGGAGCGCTCGTTCCAGCGGGGCTTCGCGAACACGATCTGATGCACGTTCGGCGTCGGAGGCAGCGGAGGCAGCGGCTTGCTCAGTCCCAGAGCGACGGGCTTGTCCCGCTTCGGCTGGAGGTGGGTGTTCCACTTCGCCACCAGACGCGCCACGGCGTCCTCGTCCTTCTCCCGGATGTCTGCGGTCCCGATCGCCTGACGGACGATGCGACGCTTCGTCTCCACGATGTCGGACAGCCGATCGTCGATGGTGTCCTGCGCGTGGAGCTGCCAGATGGTCGTCTTGGAGCGCTGACCAATGCGCCGGATGCGGTCCTCTGCCTGCTCCTCGTCGGCTGCGGTGAAGTACCGCTCGACGAACATGAGGTGCCGAGCCCGCGTGAGCGTGATGCCCTCCTTCGCAGCCTTGCTCCCGATGAAGACGGCAGTTCGGCCCTGCTGGAAGTCGTCGATGGCCTTCTGGCGCTTCTTGCGGGTGCTGTTCCCGTCGATGGTCACGAACTTGATGCGCTGCTTGCGGAGCAGGATCTGAAGCCGCCGGATGACCTCCTGATGCTCCGCGAACAGCACGACAGGTTCTCCGAGACGTGCCGCCCGACTCGCCCAGTCCGCCGCCGCGTAGACCTTGCTCTCGCCCAGAACACGCCGCAGGTACCCGACCTTCACGAGCGCTTCGGCTGCGAGCGCCCGCGCTGCGGCGGCCTCCGCCTCGCCTGCATCCATGCGCTTCCGGAGTTCGGCCTCCAGCCACTCTGTGAAGTCCGCGTCCAGTCGCATGTACCGGCGGCGGTCCTTCTGACGCAGCCGAACCGTCAGGCGACTCCGGACCTTCGGAGGGATGTCCGGTGCAACATCTTCGAGGAGCCGCCGGATCATCGGAGGTGGCTCAGTCGTCCCGAAGTAGCTGTTGATGGCGTCGAGTTCGAGGCTCGTGTTGACGATGGGAGTGCCCGTCAGGAGCAGGCGATGGTTGACCTTCTTGCTGATGGTCATCAGCGCCTGACTGCGCTGCGCCTCGGGGTTCTTGGCGAAGTGAGCCTCGTCCGCGACGAGCATCTTGAAGCCGTAGTGTGCCAGTTCCAGTTCCCGGTCCGCCAGCATCGACCAGGGCACGACCATGATGTGTGCCCGCTTTCGGGGGATGGGGCTCTTCATGTCCTTGACCGCATGGATCCGCACACGGCCCAGCCACTTCCGGGCCTCACGGCACCAGTTCGTGACCACGCTGCTCGGGCAGACGATGAGAGCCGGCGTCAACTTCGCGATGTCTCGCTTGATGCAGGCGAGCACCTCGATGGTCTTGCCCGTCCCAGGAGCGTTGGCGACCAGCGCGTTGTAGTCGTTCTCCTTCAGGAACTGTACGTCTTCTTCCTGAAAGGGCCGCAGGATCAACTCGGGCACATGGCACTCCGTGGCGGCTTTCACTCTGGTCAGACAAGGGAAGCGACAGTACCCTAATCACCGACTCCGGAGTGAGACATGGCAAGGCAGCGCCGCAGCGGGAAGTACGCATCTGTCTGGAACCAGTACGGTCAGAAGGGCTTTGGAATCCCCACGATGGCTCCAAACGTCGGGAGCTACCCCTTGTACCCGATCGGTCGCGCCCGGTACGCGCTCGTGCTGATCGCCTCCCCGTCTTACGACAAGAAGAAGGGACAGCGGGACCAGATCGCGAAGCGGGCAATCGCAGCCCATCCCAGCCTCAAGTCCTTCTGGGCCGAGCGCAAGAAGACCATCAACGCTCGCATGTCAGGCCGAGGTCGTGCCCGCATGGTTGCCAACCCGAACAATCCCCGAGCCACGGTCTATCACATCGAACCTCGGCCCAACATCTTCGACCCTGTGTATCGTGCGGAGGAGTTGGGGGAGACCCTGATCGAGGAAGGACTCGCTACGCGCGTGTCCGCTGAGGTCTCAGAGGAGCGAGCAGGAAAGTACCGGTTCAAGACGGTCAAGATGACGGTCTCCGGGCCTCGGCGCGGCGCAGGCCGCCGGATCGAGCGGTACATCAACGATGTTCTCGGGGATGTGATCGGCGTCTACTCGATGTCAGCCAACCCTTCGTATCGATACGGTCGTGTGCCCGCACGGGGTCAGGCTGAGGCTGCGATCCGAGACGCAGGCTTCTACGACTTCGAGTACGACAAGAAGGGGACCGTCCCGGGGCTCGGTCCAGTCCTGGCGTACACCGCCCATGACGTCAGTTCTGCCGGAGCGAACACTTCGTACCGGATCAATGTCGGGCGATTGAGGGGAACCGACCAGTTGGAAGTCCGGTCCATTCGGATGAGCGAGTTCCGTCGGGTCAGTCGCTGAACAGCGCGTAGCCAATCAGCCCGAGGACTCCTGCGACCACTCCGATCTTGGCGTACTCAGCCATCTGGGTGCGCCGCTTGATGTCCTCGGTCTTCGCCATGATCGCCCGGACTTCCGCTTCCGTCGGAGGGATGGGCCGAAGACCCTTCGCAGCCCGTGCATCAGCCATCTCGATGAGATCGATGGCTCCGATGATGGTGAGCTTGGTCTTGGCGCGCCACACCGGGTCCTTGATGGTCCCACCACGGGAGAGCGCGCGCTCCAGGCGCTGCGCTTCAATCTTCCGACGGCTCGGCGTCATCTTCAGCGCCTCGAAGATCCAGCCCGGAACAGAAGCCGCGCCCGGAAGGCCGAGTTGCTGCGCGATCTGAATCGCCTGTGACTCACGGATGCGACGCTGCTTGAGCATCGTCACCACTTGGATGATGCTCGCGGCCACGACCAGACCACCCGCAACGACCCAGCCCACGACGGGGGCCGCTGACGAGGCACCCGCAGCCGCTACCAGCCCGGAGACAGTGGCAGCCGTGCTGGGAATCCCCGCCACCGACCCGACGATGCCGACGGTCGTCGCAGCGGTCTCTGCCTGCCGCGTGGTGGCCCCGTAGGTGCTCACAGCAACTTGCTCCCGAGGTAGATGGTCCCGAGGCCCAGGGTCCCAGCCAGGAGGACGGGGAGGTACTTCTCGATCCCACCGGCCTGAGAGGCGTCCGTCGCGGCGATCTGCTGCGCCTGCAACGCCTGCTGGTAGTAGGCATCGAGCGGAGTACCTGCACCGGGAGTCAGACCGCCACCCGAGATGGTCGCCAGTTCGGACTGGTACCGCGCGGCCTTGTCGCAGTGCTTCTGCTTGCCCCGAGCGCACTTGTCCTGCGCCTTCCGGATCTTCCGCTCAAGGATGCACGCCTTCTTGACCGGATCCTTCACACCGATCCCCAGGAAGGTGCCACAGCCTCCGTCAAGGAAGCCGTAGTCGCGCGAAACGCCACCAAAGTTCCGCTGGAGCTTCCGGCGACGGTGGACCGAGAACAGGTGCGTCGAGGCCCGGCTCACGAGGTCTGACTCCCACGGCATGACGTAGGACTCATCCGTGAGTCGCGCATTGGTGGCCCGAGCCATCATCTCGATGTCCCGGAGGTTCTGCTTCAGCATGTAGGCGTGGGTGTAGGCCATCAGAAGGTGTCCTCGATGTCATCCAGAGTGTTGGCGATGCGCTGGCTCAGAATCTCGAACTTCTCGGGGTCACTTCTCAAGTCGTCCAGCATCTTGAGTGCCCGGCGGACGGTCTGGCAGCGCTCGTTGATCCCAGCGAGACGTTCCTGCTCACGGCGGGTGCGCGCTTGCCCAAGGGCTTCGGTGTAGGTCTCTCCGATCTCGTTGTACCGGTCCTTCAGGCCCTGGACAATCACCCTCCGGTCCTGACCAAACTCCCGGCTACTCTTGACCCCGCCAGCAAGTCGTGCCACCTGAGCACCGCGCCCCTGCGGAACGATGAGGCCCGGACCGTCAACTCCCAGTTCGTCTGCGAGAGCGACAGCGGCTGCGTAGCCAAGATCGGGTCCCTGCTTCTCGGGACGGATGTAGAACCCGTAGTACCCGGGGAGCGAATCCAGCGGGACCCGCTTCGTTCCCAGCTTCCGGTCGAGGCGCTTCCGGACAGCCTCGGCGGCTGTCTTCGTCTTGAACGTGAATCGGTCAGGGGTGACGGTGCTCAGAGTGTCGCCGTACTTCTTCTGCAACTCCGCAGGAAGATTGGCGAACTGGCGGAGCCACTTCGTGTACTTCCGGTAGTCACTGGCCGAGTAGCCCTCTCCCACCAGAGGGCCGACGACGTAGTACTTACCCCGATGCCCGACCGTGCGATGGGACCCCCGGGTGTTCCATGTTCCCTTCGGGTCGGAGAACTTGGCTCCGGCTTCCTTCCAAGAGGTCCACGTCTTGCGGCGGGGCTGGGATCGCCGGATGGCTTCCTGAATGCGGCGCACGTTCCCACCCACGCCATGAATGACGTAGGTCGTGGTCTGAGTGGGCTTCCCGAGGCGGTCGTCGAACACCGTCACTTCAGCGAGATCGATTCGCGGAGGGACGTACTCCATGACCCGCTCACGCATCGAGGAGCCGTTGTCCCAGATGTACTGAGCCAACTTCCGGAAGTTCGCCTCAGGCTTCTCGTCGAGGATCGTCTGCACCTCTGTGGGCGTGATGGGGGCGTAGACGATCTTCCCGTTCTGCATCGACATCGGCTGGATACCCAGCGGCGTCCGACCCATCAAGGACATGATCTCATTGGCTTCTTCTGCGGAAGACGCCGAGTAGACCTTCTTCGCGACGGCATCGGGCACGTTCAGCGAGAGCCGACGGAGTGTGTCCCCTTCACTGAAGAAGAGCGTCATGTTGCCGTTTCCGGCCACGTCGTAGGAGATGAGGCCCGCAGCGGTGACCTCGTTGCCCTCCTCATCCATGACGCGCCGGAGGCTCACGTAGTTCGCGCCCTGGAACCCGGGAGGTGCAGTGAAGGTCCGGTCCTCCGCAGCACTACCCTTGCGGCTCAGGGCACCGATCCCATCACCCTTGCGTGCGATTGCTGCCTTGACCTTGCCCTTGGCCTTGGAAGCCTTGCGGCGCTCGGATTCCTCCTTTCCGGACCGGACGCCTGCGACGAATGCCGGTCCTTCCACTTCGGACTGACCGACTGCGCTGGGCACGACACGCGCGCCTCCGAACTTGGCCCGCTCGACCTGACGCAGACGTGCCCGCTGTTCCGGCGTGACCTGAGCCGGGCTGCTTCGGAGCGACTCGGGATCGAGCTTCAGGAGGATGCCTACGACGGCCTTCCGCATCTGAGGAGCGAAGACGCCCGTGTAGGAGTTGTAGTGCTTCCGGAACTCCTCTGCGGTCGCCTTGTTGGCCTCAAGCGGCGTCATCCCCCGCTTGCGGTACATGGAGTTGAGGGACTGGATGAGTTCGGAGTGGTACTTGGATGCGCTCGGGAGGAGCCGCTCCTTGCTCGTCTCGACCCACTCGTCGAAGTCGTCCCACAGTTCGCCCAGGGACACCGTGTTGGGGTCGCCGTCGAGATCCGCCACCATGTCGTCGAGCGGACCCGGGTTCATGCGAAGTCCCATGACCCGCTCGATGGCGTTGACTGCGCCAAGCTGCGTCTTGTACCCGCGCTTGCTCACACCCTCGATGTGAGGCTCGACGAAGAACTTCTTGGACTTGCCCCGACCCTTCTGGACCACGCGGAGCGGACTGCTCTTGCGGGCCATCGCAAGCGTCACCTCGTAGTCCTGCGCGTTCTGCGCCCGGAGGTCCCGGTCCTTGAAGCGGGCGTAGGCGCGGCGGCGACCCTTGGCTGTGGGCTCCCGGCTTCCGGGACGGAGGTACCCATGCTTCTGACCCTGCCGGGTCGCGATGGCGAAGGCGCGGGACAGCGTGTCCCGGACCTCACGCTTGCTGAGGTCACCCTCACTGAACGCGATGAGGTCAATCCGCTCACCCGTCGGCAGGTAGAGGTCTTCAACGCCCAGGTGCTTCGCCATGAGGGTCTCGTAGATGCCCTGCACGACAGCCTGGAACTGAGCGTCCTGCTTCTTCATCACGTCGGGCTTCCGACCTGCGGGGTTGTTCCTCATGCCGAGCCATTCCTTTGCGGGATCTCCGCCCCAGTTGAGCCAAGCCATGTAGCCGTCGCTGGGATTCTTGTCGTTGCCGAAGTTCTTGGCCTGCTTGTCCCGCTCGTGCCGCGACAGGTAGCCCTGCATCCGGGTCTTCGCGAGGTCGTCGATGCTGGGGTCCAGTACGAGTTGAACGGCACGGGCGAGGCCCACACCGCTCTCAGAGGTGTAGTTGTTGTCGTAGGAGAGCCGGAGGCCATGCAGGGCTGCCTCCCGGACCGCCTTGGATGGGACGTGTCGTCCCTGCCCCATCTCTCGGCCGTAGTACGCCTCGGCGCTGCGGCCAGATGGCGTGTACCCCCGAACCGTGTCGATGAAGTCCTCGACCGAGGGCTTCGCAGGGAGCCCCATTCGACGGTAGAGCGCCTTCCACGACGACGGTGGGTTGTGGAGCATCTTCTCCACTTCGCGTCGAACACGGAGCGGAGGAGAGCCCTTGCCCGGGTTCAGTCGATGGAGGGCGGACTCACGCTTCCGGATGATGAAGTCCTCTCCATCCGGCTGAACGTCCACCATGCCCTGCGGGCTGTGCCTCACAACGACGCCACGGAGGCCATCCACCTCGACGTGCGTTCCGAGAGCGATGCGCGGCATAGGCGGACTCCTCCATGCGGGAGGGTATCACGCGCCTCAGCGGTTCTTGAGGTAGTACCGAACGCCGAGTGCTACGCCTCCGACGGCCAGAGCGCCCGCTGGGATCCACCACCAAGCGAAGCCATACCCGACGTAGGTCGGGAAGAACTTGTTGGCGGTCTCGGCCCGCTTGTACAGTTCGCTGCTTCCGCCCTGGTAGCCGCAAGCAGCGCACCGCTCGATCTCCTTCGCGAAGAGCTGGGCCGCGAACGCGACACTCGGGTTCTGCTTCACGAGAGGAATGAGGTCTCGCCGCTTGATCTCAGCGATGACCTTGCGCGTGTTCTCGATCGGGTCGAGCCGCTGCTCCAGCGACATGCCATGCCCGAGGCCCCGCACGTTCAACTGGAACAGACCTGCCGAGTCCTCGCCCCACTTGTTGTGAGCGAGGTGGTTCAAGCGGCTCTCGTGCCACGCATTGGCGATGGCACCCGCAGCCAGACTCGCAGGGAGCCCGGCACTGCGGAACTCCCCGATGATGATGGCGGCGTTCTGGGACTGCTGAGGGGTCAGCGAGACGCGGCTCGTCAACTCGCCAATGAGGCTCATCAGCCCGAAGCCATCAGGATCGTCGTGATGTCGATCGTCGAGGGAGCCCCGCCGGGGTTCGTGACCTGCATCCGGATGGCCTGAGCGGGGGCGTTGATCTCAATGAAGAACGGCCCGCTGGCGCTGGCAAGCTGGACAGGCAGGATCGACAGGAACTCGTAGTTGTCGATACCCGCAGCCGCACGACGGTAGGCGACCTGACACAGGACCTGAATGCTGTGGGTCTGGTCGCACGTCACCGCGAACGACAGCTTCGGCATCCCGGCAGTGACGAGCGTGTCCGTGATGAACGTGACGCCCGCAGCGAGGTCCGCCTGCTTCTGTTCGAGGTTGACCCCGGCCTTTGCGACGTTCTGGGAGCCAACGGCCTTTCCACTGACGGTAGGCATCAGTACATCGCTCCCTGAATCGCGATCTGGGGACCTGCGTTGCCGCCCCCATACGAGAAGTTGTCCAGCACCTCGAACGTCGTGAAGACCCGGTAGTACCGGATGTTCTTGGGCTGGATCAGGACCACCGATGCGTCCTGCGCCGCAGTGACCTGAGCAGTGATGTCCTGCTCTGCGTCAATGCTCTCGACCTGCGTGACCTGCGAGATGTGACCAAACTCACGGTAGGTGGCACGGAAACCCCGGAGGTCAAGTCCACCCAGACCGTTCGTGGCGGGCGAGTTCAACTGGAACCGGAAGAGGCTCGAAGGTCCGTTCCAGATGGGGTTCGCGCCCGCAGCCAACTGGTTGGCGCTGTCCGGAGACATGCCACGCAGCCAGGGGTACAGATCGAAGACGGGAGATGCCCACGTCGCGCGGAACAGCACGCCGTCTGCGTTGATGGTCTCCCAGGTGAGGGGAACACGCGCACCGAACCACACCGTGACCGGCAGGTTCGCTGGTCGCGGAAGCGGGTTGGTCCCGCCAGGATTCCGGAACGGGCCTGACGGGTCCCACTTTCCCGGAAGGGGGTATGGCAGTTCCCTGTCGCTCACCGACCGCCCACGAAGTTGGCGCTGCCCCGCATCTCAAGGCAGTGGAAGGTGATGTCGATCCGCCACGCGGTCGTGTCGGCGTCCGTGATGTTGTTCAGTGGGGTGAGTCCGCAGATGAGGGACGCGCCCTGATCCACGGTGTAGCCCACACCACCGATCTCAGCCGGGTTCTCGGCAGAGCCGATGACCGTCGAAGCGAGACGCGGGTTGATGTGGAGCCGATCGCCCGTCGTGTACTCCACACGGAACAGGAAGGTGTCGAGCTTGTTCCCACCGTTCGCCAGGAAGTTGTCGGTGTTCGGGTTCGCGGTGTACGCGAACGAGCCCTCGATCGCGATGACGCGAGCGGGGATGTCGAACGTGATGGTCCGGATGGTCTCCTGCCCGAGCGTCACGTCGGTGTCAGCCGCAGTGATCCCGGTCGAGTAGTACCGGACCTGCGTCGAGACGTTCGGGTTGGTGGAGTAGAACGGAGCCGTGGGGAAGAACGGAAACCGGAACCATGCGGGCTGGTTGGCCTGCACTCCGCCCATCTGACCGATGCTGGGCATCGACACGACGGCGCTGTTCTGCTGCCCGGCGGGCTGCATGTGGTTCGGGTTGGCGTACCCGTAGTTGTTGGACATGAGCAGAGCCTCCAGAGACGGGACCATCGTATAGCAGGTGCGTCAAGATAGCACTTGCCTCAGTGAAGATGGAGTGCTCACCTACTTTCGTATCCAGAAACGACGACGCCCCCGGCCCGAAGGCCGAGGGCGAAGCGAACGGCATGTTTGCCGAGAGGGCTGAGAATCAGCCGATCTCGATGACGTTCTTGTAGTAGCCGAGCAGGACGACGCGGACGGCGACCGAGTTGTTCGCCACAGCGGCGGCCCGGGAGCCAGCGCGGAGCTGGATGGCGAAGGTGGTCTGACCGGGGAGGGCGACCGGGTGCTTCTGGTACATCCAGATGTTGCCGTTGCCGTTGTTCATGTGACCGACGTCAGCAGCGTTTCCGGTACCCACAGCACCGAACGCACCGCCGCCAGCACCAGCGAGGAGCACGGGGCAGATGTCGATCTGGGTCTGCGTGAAGTCCCACTGGAGCACGACGTTATGGATGACGTTGAGCAGCGAGGCGATCTCAGCAGCGGTGTCGATGGCACCGTCGAGGGTCCCGGTGTCGTCAGCGGCGGAAGCCAGAGCGACCTCGGTAGCGATACCGAACACGTCGTAGGCGATGCCTGCGGGGACGCGACCGCCTTCCTTCAGGTTGGTCTCAGCGATGGAGAGGGCGTTGGTGAAGCCCTGACCGCTCTGACCCTGCGGGGTCGTGAAGATCCGGTTGGTGGTGTTGGCGAGAGCGCCAGCCTGGTAGAGCTGGGTGGACCAAATGGTCTGCTCGCCAAAGCGGAAGAGGTTGGTCGGCTGCTGGAAGGAAACCGGGGGGACGGGGCCAGCGCCGGGGCTGACGGAGACGGGCATACCGTAGGACATGATGGTTCTCCAGTGCGGAGTTGTGATTGGGGCTGCCCCACTATGGGGCAGCATTCAGGGAAGGGTTGAGAATCAGAGGACGCCGCCAGTGTAGACGACGCCGTTCAGGGCACCGTCAGTGTAGGCCAGACCGTTGAGTGCACCGCCCTTGTAGGCGAGTGCGCCGTAGTTGGCCTGATCGATGGTCTGCTTGGCCTGGGCGCGGAGCTTCGCGATGACAGCCATGCGCTTACGGGGCGACATGGAAGCGAGCTTAGCGGCGCGGTTGAAGCCGATCATCTTGACGAGCCAGGCCCAGCGGTGACCGGGACGGCCAGCCATCGGGGACATGCCCATCCGGTTGAAGAATCCGCGAGCAGCCGGGAGGCCGAAGCGAGCCTTGTAGGCAGCGGGACCCATCATCAGGGCCTGCCCCTCGGCGGCGTCGAAGTCAGGACCGCAGTGAGCAGCGTCACCGAGGTGAGCGCCAGCGTAAGACTGGACGAGATCCGCGCCGCTGTCCATCGCGACACCGTTGAGTTCGCCACTTGTGTACGCCAGACCGTTGAGAGCACCACTCGTGTAAGCGAGACCGCTCAGAGTCTGCTGCTGGCCGAGCATCGGATCCATGTCCTCACCAGCCTCGAAGTTGGCGTCCATAGAAGCCTCGGACCCGTCCCGGCGCTTCAGCGCGTCAACGACATCGAGGGTGATACCTCCACCAAGGGCTGCGAGGGCGAAGACCTCCGAAGCCCTCTGGCTCGGGAATACCTTCGGCAGGAAGCGGTGTCCTGCGAGCAGGAGGGCTCCGATGGTCGCACCACCGAGGCTGTACCCGAACATCTGAGTCCGGACCCCAAAGCCATAGCCAAGTTCTTCCTGACCAATGAGGCCGCCGATCTTCGCGCCCAGTTCGGGGAGCCTCGGACCCAGGTACCGCATCGCGTAGTAGTGGATGAGACCTGTGGTAGCGAAGACACCAACGGTGGGGACCAGTCGAGCGAAGCGCCCGGCAAGCGGAACCCGAGCGAGCATGTCGGCGCTGCGGTCGAACAGGTTCAGAGCGCCCCCGAGGACACCCGGGTTCTTGCGAGCGCGTCCGTTCTTGCGAAGGGCGAGAGCGCCGAGACCGGGGTTCTTGCGGCGACGGGGGTTCGCGACGCGCAGCCCAGCGGGCAGCATCGAGTTGTACTTCGCCTTCGAGATGAACTTCCCGTCGAGCATGAACCGCATCCCGCGCTTCGTGCGGATCTTGCGGAGACCGCCCTTCGGACGAGCGCGCTTGGCGCGCTTGGCCGTGACCTTGGCGCGGCTGCGACCGCGAGCGGCCGAGCTACGACGGGTCGTCGTGCGACGCTTCGGAGCGGCCTTGCGGGTCGTCTTGCGGGTCGTCTTGCGCTTCTTGAGCGTGCGGCCCTTCGCGCCGATGCCCTTGGCCCGGAGCATGTTGTAGGTGGCCTTCGAGATCCGCTTCATCACGGTCCCGGAGCGACCCAGAACTGCGAAGTAGTTGTAGCGACCGTTCTTGCCCTTCTTGCGGACGACGCGCTGCACGCGGGAAAGGCTGAATCCGAGACGGGCCGGAGCCTTCGAGGCGCTCTTGCGCTTGGTGCTCTTCCGCTTCTTGGGAGCGGCACCAGCCTTGGCCTTGAATGCCTTGGCAGCAGCAACGATCTTGGCGGCGTTGTTACCGTGCTTGCGGACCAGCGTCTTGTAGCCGGCGCGAAGCTCAGCCATCGAGTACCCCTTGCCGCTGGCGGCCTTGAGGTAGCGCTGCCACACGGACTTCTTGCGGCGGGGGTTGTTCTTCATGGCGGACTTCTTCCTCGATGTGGACTTGGACTTGGACTTGGACGTGCTGCCCTTGCCCCAAGTGGAGTGAGTGTATGAGCCATCCTTGACGGCAGCCCGAGTGCGCTGACCCTTGGCCTTGTACTTCTTGAGAGCCGCCTCTCCCCCAGCATCCTTGAACAGCTTCTGGTAGGCAGCGTAGTTCTTGGCCTTCATGGCCTTCACGCTCTTGAGCGTGCGGCCAGTCTGCCGCGCAATCATGCGGTCCTTGGCACCGTTGTCACGGGTCACCACGCGACGACGCTTGCGTCGGGGGTTCGTGATGAACAGGGCACCGCTGAGGGGGATGTCCATGAGTCAGACTCCATTGGTGGACAACTTCTCACGCGCAGTAACTGCCACGCAAGGGGTTGAGGTTTGATTGAGAGCACTTCGAGTGCTATCGATGTGGTACTTTCTCGCGCGGAGGTGACATGGGCTACCGACTGATGCGTGTCCGCGTTCGGGACCAGATGTTCGAGGACTTGGAGACCCATGCACTCGACCGCAGCGCCGAGTGTGATCGACGTGTCTATGTGAGCGACATCGTGCGCTACGCAGTGCGGACGTACTTGAACGACCAGAACCGTCAGGAAGCGTTCGCATCGACACTCCCCTCAGTCCGTGATGCCAGCCGTCGGGCAAGTGTAGTTCCCCCCGAGGACGTACATCCCCCCACGCTTGTCGAGGCCGAGTGCGGGCTTGACGCCTGACTCCTCCCCCATCTGGTGGATGTACTTGGAGAAGTCGTCTCCGTTCTTCTCGATGGCGTAGACGACGGCATCCCAGACCCCGATGGGCATCACCTCGACCTTCGGGTAGTCGGTTCCGGGGTTCGACCGGTGACCATGACGGCCCCCGACAAGTGAAGCAGCCTTGGCTGCCTGCATGAACTGGTACTTGGGGTTCGTCAGGTACTTCTTCTTCAGCGTGGCCCGGAAACTCGGGTCGAGCTTGAAGTAGAGCCGCTGATGACGGTGCTCCGGATCGAACATGAGCAGGCTGTTGTTCGCCTGCTTCGTGTTGAGCCGAAGGATGGTCTGCTTCTTCTTGCCGGGCTCGGTGAAGTGCAGTTCGCAGAGCCGTCCAGCCGCGACGTACTCATGGTCCTTCCCCAGGTGCTTGTCCAGCACTGGATCAGACCAGTCTTCCACATCGTGGTGCGGCAGACCCCAGGTCCACCGCCGGAACTCGTCTGCGGCTCGACTCACATCAGCCCCAGACCCACTTGTAACCCTTGTACACACCGACGCTGATGCCACCGGCCAGCAGTGCCGCGACACTGTAGAAGGCGACCGGGTTCGTGTACCGGTGGATCATCAACTTGTCGTAGAGCGACATGGGCTGGGGGTCGGGATCGATCGGTCCACCCGCGCCCGAGGCCATGACCTTCGAGCACTTCTGGAACGTCAGACCGAGCTTCTGGCCGGTCACGGGACCCACGATCCCATCGGGAGTCAGTCCCTGGATGTCCTGAAACTTGCGGATCAGACGGTCAGTCTCAGCGTCGAAGGTTCCGAGCGTCATCTTCTGGGAGAAGTGGTTGCTCGAAATCTGAAGCAGCGGACCGAACTGGGAGGTCAGTGCGTTCTGGACTGCCGACACTGCGCCACCGGACGGGCCGTCGAGCGCGCCCATCTGGATGCAGGGGTACCCCTCCTTGGGGGGAGCACCGTATGCGGAGCCGTAGTTGGGCTCAAGTGCGAGAGCGTTGTACATCACTTCTTCCTCGTCCACAGGGTAAAGGCAACTGCGCCCACGGCTGCGACAGCAACACCGTAGAGCCACTTCGGGATCTCCGGCTTGAGCGAAGGGGTAGCCGCAGCCGGAGCCTCGCCATCGATGAGTTCGGCGATCTGCTCAAGTGCCCCACCGTCCGGAATCGTCTCGTACTCGCGGTACGTGGATGGGTTCTTGCCTTCCAGGGCTGCACGCAGCGCGGAACAAGAGACCTTGGCTCCGGCCGGTCCCAGGACTCCCTTCGAGTCCACACAGGATCCGCCGATCACGCCTTCGTCAGCGCCGCCCGCAACGTCGAACCCCATGGGGCTGTCCAGCCAAGCGGAGAGCGCCGGGAAGAGGGGAGCGGAATAGCCATACTGAGGCATCAGAACCATCCCCTCTTCTTGGCAAAGTGGTACCCACCGAATGCGAGTCCGAGCGCCCCGACCACGAGGATCGGAGTCCGGTACATCTCGAAGAACGTCGGCTCCTCGAACGACTCGTCCATGACGGTCATCGAGTCATCGACCACGCCATCGGACTGTGCGGTCGGAGCGAAGAGGTTGAGCGTGCCTCGGCCTCCGGGAGAACGACCGCCGCTCTTGATCCGAGCGATGGCCTGCTCACGCTCGCGCTGGCGCTGCCGAGCGATGCGACCACGAAGGCCCGTGCTGGGCTTGCCCTTCTTGGTCGCGGCCTGCGCTTCACGAGTCGCGGCAACACCGTATGGAGATCCGAAGTTCCGCATGATCAGCCCCGGTACCGCTTGTAGAGCCGGAACAGGCCGTAGCCCACACCCGCACCGATGGCGGCCGACATCAGGGGGTTCTCCATGATGTAGTTCTGGACGCTGGCGAGGAAACCTTCATCTTCGAGGCCCTCATCCATCACGGTCATCTCGTCTTCGACCACGTTCCACCCGGCGGGCATGGGACCCACCTCGGGCTGGACATCGCTCAGGTCGAGTGCCGGTCCCTGATCGATCGGGGACTCGATGTAGGGGAGCGAGACCGGGGGAACGCGCAGGTTGAAGCGCGGACGCTGCCGACTCTTGATCTTCGCGATGCGCGAACGCAGCGACGCAGCCTTCTGCTGAAGCGACTGAAGCAGCCCAGCCTTGGCGGCGTTGTTGGGAAGACGCTGGACCTTCGCGATCTGAACGAGGACCTGACGAAGCTCAGCCTCCATCCGGGCCAGACGTGCGTCTGCGCCGAGACCGAGAGGTGCGCTGTAGGAGACACCGCTGTACCCGTTACCCACGGGCTGCGTGAAGAAGAAGCCACCGTCACCGTAGGCCATGAGTCACTCCGGAAGATTCTTGATGAGGACGATGCTCACCACTGCGAATGCCCCAAAGAGGGCGATGTTGAGTACACGATCGACGAGCTGCTGGGTTGCCTGCTCGGCGACTACCTGAGACTGAATCTGCTGGCGGCCCGTGACTTCCTGAGCACCGGCCCCGATCTCCGCCATGCGGACACCACTCCGGCCCGCCACTGTCGCGGTCGCGATCTGACCTCCGGCCTGGACACCTGCGGCCACGACAGGGCTGAACAGAAAGCCCCAGCCATAGTCAGATGTCGGTCCGGACGGTCCCATCATCACTTCTTCCGAAGAGCTATGGCAAGGAGCGTCACGAGGACACCCGTGACGGCAACTCCACCCAGAATGAGACCCCAGTTCGGCCCAGTCGGCTGCGGGTAGACGACGGGCTGTCCCTTGGCTCCAGCCTGGGCGGCCTTCAATCCGAAGACCCCCGTCACGAGCGCCGACAGCACGTTCCCAGTGGCTGTGAGACCGGAAGCGCGTGCATCGTACTTGTTTGAACTGGGCTGCGCCGAGGTGTAGGCCACGCCAGGACCGGTGTATCCGGAACCAAGGCTCAGATTGAACCCTTGAGACGCCGAACCGGGAGCGCCGTATGTTCCATACGGGTTCCCGACATCGTGCTGGAAGTAGATCGGGCTCCGGTAGTACCGGAGGTGAGCCTGCGTGAGGATGTCACGCCGAGCGTGCCCGTTGAGGGATCCGAAGTTCCGCATGGTC